CCTCGCTTCGCTTTCGCTCGCAATTCCCAAAAGCGAAAGCGAAATCACGCATTTCCGGGCGCAATCTTGGCTGAGTCCGATAAAGCGTTATTATGTTGAGTTATTTTATGGCACGTTTGGCGTGCCTTTCGCCTCAAAAGGCGAAAGCGAAGCATACGAGACGCTGTGCTAGTCGAGGGCGGCGGCCAGCGCCACGAGACGCTGTGCTAGTCGAGGGCGGCGGCCAGCGCCACGTGGCCAGCGCCACGTGGCCAGCGCCAGCGGCGCCGCTCCTGGCTGCCAGCGCGGGAGCCTCCTCGGGCTCGACCCCGCCCCGGTTTGTCATTTGCAGTCACGCCTTCCTGCCACGCACGGTTCCCAGCCATGTTCCCGAACGGGACGAATCCCCTCATTCCGGGTCCTCTTCCCTCGGAACGTCCCGTTCGGGATCCCCCGCATACGCAACGCTGTGTTTCGTCTGGACGCTCGTAGCGTAGCCACACTACGTCTTTTCGCGACAGACGCTTGCCAACACACGCCACACGTGCCACGCTCCCTGCATGGCCAAGGCCACGCGCCGTGCCCCAACCTCTCTCGCAGATGAGTGCGACCCCCACGCGGACGGAGTGGATCTCCCCGCGGATCTGCCTGTGGTCATTCCAGACCTCGTGCCGGACATCGCCCAACGGGCCCTGGCCCGGGACGGGAACATCCCCCTTGCGCGCCCCGAGGGGCGGGCGTTGACGGTGGGGGAGGCGACGGTCCTCGCCATCGAGGAGCGGAAGGAGCTGGCCCTCAGGGTGTGCCCCGAGTGTGGCAAGCCGGCCCGGATGTCGGACGGCCGATGCGTGCGGCACTCTGTGTTGCGCTACACGCAGGCCGAGGTGCAGCGGCGCGCGAAGCGGATGATGGCGCAGCGGACGGTGGCGTACGCGAACCTGCACTTCACGGCGGCGAAGGTGGCGGCCGTCAAGGGGGACAGCAAGCCCGCGATGGAGGGGCTCGTGTGGGGTGGGGTGGTCGAGCCGGTGGCGCCCAAGACCGAGGCACGCGGCGCGGGCGGCGTGACGGTCTACGTCGGCGTGAAACTTCCGGGCCTCGGACTGGACTGACGTGTCGAAGAACTCCCGATCTTTCGACACGTCCGGCGGACCTGTACACGCGTGCGACACGTCGTGAAAGTGCCACAGACCCTCGACATCGCGGGGGCGCTCTGCCAGACTGCCCCCGTGCACACGCCCTCGCGGACCCGACTCGGGTATCACACCCTTCACGGGATCGAACCGCCGCGGCTGCGGCGCGGAGCCTGGGCCGTGTGCACGATTGCGCTGGGGCTGTCGCTGGCCTGTCTGTCGCCACGGCCGGTGAGCCTCCGCCCGGTGAACGAGGTGGTCCTCCGGGTGATGCCGTCGGTCGTGCTGGCGGGCAAGCCGGTCACGCTCACGTGGTTCGTGCCGGAGACCCTCAAGGCACGGGAATGGTGCGTGGACTTCGACCGGACGGACGAGGGGTGGGAGTGGCGGGTGTCCTGTCAAACGATCACCCCGCAGGGCCCTCACGGGTGGCAGCGCCGGATGGAGCGCCCACCGGAGGGCCGCTACACGGTGCGGCTCGTCGTGCGACTTGCACAGGGGACGCGCACCGTGCAGACGACGCTGTGCGTGGTGGGGCCGGACACGGTCTGTGGCCCTCGGGCGACCGACGAGGCGTGGAGCGCGGGGCTGCTCGCGCAGCCGGGAGGGGTGCTGTGAGACGATCGGCATGGAAGGAACTGGGGTGGGGCCTCGGACTCGTGGTGCTCGCCGGGTGGTTCGCGTGGGCGTTCGTCGTGCCGGCCGCCGCGCAGGTCCAGACCCCGCGCACCAACGCCGCGGTGCAGGTCGTCTGCGACCAGAGCGTCACCATCAGCGTCTCGACGGCGACGACGACGGAACTCGTGGCGCTCGACGCGGCCAAACGCGTGTACGTGTGTGCGTTCGTGCTCAACTCGGTGGGGGCTGCGGTGGCGCCCACGGCACAGTTCGTGCGCGGGACGGGCACCGCGTGCGGCACGGGGACCACGGCGTTGACGGGCGTGCTGAGGGGGTCCGTGACGGTCGGTGAGGCGGAAACGATTGCGGCGGGGTCGGGGGTGGGGGCGCTGTTTGCCGTGCCCAAGGGGTCGGCGGTCTGCCTGACCTCGACGACGACGCAGCCCCAGACGGGCGTACTCACGTACGCACAGTTCTGACGAAGGAGTGAGACCTCATGGCTGATCTGACCGCGCTCATCACCGATGCCGTCAAGAAAGTCAAGACGCCCGGTGCCGTGCCCCTGCCGACGCCCACAAAGCCCCCGTTCTCGATGGGCACGATGCCGACGCCGGCTCCCGGCGTACGGCCTCCGGGCGCGATGCCACTGCCCGGTGCCGTGCCCCTGCCGACGCCCACAAAGCCCCCGTTCTCGATGGGCACGATGCCGACGCCGGCTCCCGGCGTACGGCCTCCGGGCGCGATGCCACTGCCCGGAGCCACCCCGGTGGGCGGCCTGCGCGCACCGATGGGTGGGCTGACGGCGGCGCCGGGGGCCACCCCGGTGGGCGGCCTGCGCGCACCGATGGGTGGGCTGACGGCGGCGCCGGGGGCCACCCCGGTGGGCGGCCTGCGCGCACCGATGGGTGTGATCTCGACCACACCGGGGCAGACGACCCCAGGATCGCCGGGGATGCCCGAGGGACGGACGTACCTGCCGACGCCAGGCGCGCCGCCGTCACGGCCGCCGGTGGCCCCGATGGCGGGGCAGACCGCGCCTCCGTGGGGGGCGCCGGGTGGAGCCTCCACGTCGCCGGGTGTGATCTCGACCACACCGGGGCAGACGACCCCAGGATCGCCGGGGATGCCCGAGGGACGGACGTACCTGCCGACGCCAGGCGCGCCGCCGTCACGGCCGCCGGTGGCCCCGATGTTCGCCCAGACCCTCGCGGGGCGGAGTCCCGAAGTGTTCCAGGAGAACGTCCGCATGCTGATGGCGAGCGGGATGGACGAGCAGACGGCGCTCCAGGTCGCGATGCAGCGGTCGCGCGGGGACGCGGGGGACGCCGGACTGGCCCCTGAGCAGCGAGACGCGCTGTTGCGTCAGATCGGGGTCTAGCCCTCGTGCCTGGGATCACGGACCTCATCACGAACGCGGTCAAGAAGGTGTCCCCCGCCAATCAGTTGGCGGACCAGCTTCAGCAGGGGCTCCCCGCACCACCGCCGCCAGTGGCGGGCGGCCCACCGCCTCCGGCCGGGACTGGCGGACTCGCGCCGGGGGCCCTCCTCGTGGGGCGGAGTCCCGAGGTCATCCAGGAAAACATCCGGACGCTGATGGCCGGCGGGATGGATGAGCAGAGCGCGATGAGGAGGGCCCTCGAATTGGCGCGGCCCGGACTGGCGCAGCCTGCGCCGTTGCCCAAGGAGGCGATGAGCCCCGAGAACGCGATGGCAGAGCAGGAGTGGGCCGACCGGCCGAAGGTGCCCCTTGATTCGCCGTTCTTCGGGAGGTAATCCATGCCCCTGCTCTCCGGCAGCAGTGACGAGGTCCTCCACGAGAACATCCGCGAGCTGCGGAACTCCGGGTATCCTGAGGACCAGGCCCTCGCGATTGCGCTGAAGAAGCAGCGGGAGGGCGTCTCGTTCGAGCGCGGCGACGACCCCAACGAGTCCTCGCTGGCCAAGGCCGCGCGCAAGGCGCGCGAAGCTCGTGGAGGCAGTGCCGTGAAGCCCGCAGACGAGGGGATCCCCCCAGCGTCCGAACACTCGGACGACGAGGACGACGATCTGCCGGAGCCGACGGCGTTCCATCAGCCCGGGCCCTCGGAGAGCACGAAAGAGGCGGCGGCGCAGGGCGCGCAGGCGCGGAAGGCGGAGCCGGCCGCGAAGAAGAAGCCGGCGAGCGACGAGATCCCGATGAAGGTGGCCCCGAAGAAGAAAGTCAAAGGCGGGTCGTACACGTCTCCGAGGTAACACACCGATGCGCCCGTGGCTGACGTGGGAAGATGTCGCACTCGGAGGGGCTCTGCTGGGAGCCTGGGTGCTCGTGATCGTGGGCGTCGGGGTCCTGGCGGAAATCCTCTGTTGGGGCCTCGGCTGAGTGCAAGGTTCCATGCCGGCTGATTGAAAAGGGGACGCGATCATGAGTCGATTTCGGGTACATATTCTCGACACGGAAACGGGTGCGGAAGCGGCGCTGCTCCCTGGGGGTCGAGGGGAACGGGACCTCGTGGATGCGGTGCTCGCGGCCATCGTGAAGCGCGGCGTGGGGATCTTCCGCACGGAAGCGCACGTCGCGCAGGCCATTCAGGAGGGGATGCAAGAAGCCCTCTTCGCGCTCAAGAGTGAGGTGCTCCCTCCCGTGCCGGCCCCTCGGGTCCGTGCGACGGTCCCTCCCCCGCCTCCGCCGGAGCCCAATTCTCCCGCAGAGGAGTAGTCCATGCCGAATCCCAATTGGCGCGGGTCGCAGATCACGGCGAAGAACTACCTGTGGGATGACGCCGGACAGGAGTGGATCCCACAGCCGGCTTCCACGGGCACCGGGTCGGACGTCAACGTCACAAACACCTACCTGAACACGCACAACTACGTCTGGGACACTGGGGGATTGACCTGGGTGGCCATGACGCAGCCCGGCGCGGGGGGTGGTGGCGCCGTGACCATCGCCAACGGGGCGGACGTGGCCGAAGGTGCGACGACGGATGCGGAAGCCGCCGGGGACGGGTCGGTCATCGCCATTCTGAAGCGCCTGCGTACGCTGCTCTCTGGGACGCTGGCCGTCTCCGGCCCGCTGACCGATGCGCAGTTGCGGGCGTCGGCGGTGCCCATCAGTGCCGCGAGTCTGCCCCTGCCCACGGGCGCGGCGACGGCGGCGAATCAGACCAACGGCACGCAACTCGTGCAACTGCTGGACTCCTCGGCGCGGGATCTGGAGTTCCTCATGGAAGGGGATCTCTGGAACGCGGCCGATCACGGGTTGCTGGTGCTCGGGCGCGACGAGGACTCAAACCCGGACCGTTACCGCCAGATCGCGCTGTCACCCCAGGGCCACCAGAAGGTGGTGCTCCAGGCGAGCGCGGTGAACATCGGGGACGTGGACGTCCTCTCGCTTCCGGCGACGCCGGCTGGGGACAACGCAATTGGTCGCGTCAAGCTGACCGATGGCACGGATGTTGCGGACGTGCTCGACCTCACGAACAGCAACCCGCTGACGGTCGCGATCGTGGACGGCGCGGGCTCGCAGATCACGAGTTTCGGGGGCGGCACGCAGTACACCGAGGACGTGGCGGCGGCGGCCGACCCGGTGGGCACCGTGCCGATCCTCGTGCGGAAGGACACGCCGGCCGGCGCCGTGACGACCGACGGGGACAACGTCGCGCAGCGGGGGACCAACTTCGGCGCGGCGTTCGTGCAGGTCGTCTCGTCCGCGGGCGCGTTCATCGACAGCTTCGGGGGCAGCGGCGGCACGGCGCAGGCCGATCGCTCGGCGTTCACCGACGGCACGACCAACCACACACCTATCGGTGGGGTCTACAACGAGACGGGGAGTGACCCGACCGAGGATCAGGCGGCAGCGGTCCGCATCACGGCGAAGCGCGCGATCCACGTCAACCTGCGCGACGCCACGGGCGGGGAAGTCAGCGTGGGCGGCGGCACGCAGTACGACGAGGACACTGCGAGCGGCGCGGCCGACAAGCTCACGATGGCGGGTGTGGTCCGCAAGGACACCGCGGCTACCCTCGTGGACACCGATGGCGACCGCACGCAGCTCCAGGTGGACGCGACGGGGCGCCTGCACGTCAACGGATCGGGCGTTACTCAGCCAGTGAGTGCCGCTTCTCTGCCACTGCCGACGGGCGCCGCGACGGAGACGACCCTTGGCACGCGCCTGACGGAGACGGACTTCGACACGAAGGTGGGGGCGCTGACGGAAACCGCCCCCGGCACCGACACGGCATCGAGCGGGCTGAACGGCCGGCTCCAGCGCATCGCGCAGCGGTTGACATCGCTCATCGGCCTGTTGCCAGCGGCGCTCGTCGGCGGCCGGCTCGACGTGAACATCGGCGCGAGCGGTGCGACCGTGCCGGTCTCCGGCACGTTCTGGCAGGCGACGCAGCCGGTGAGCGGCACGTTCTGGCAGGCGACGCAGCCCATCAGTGGCACGGTCACGGCAGCGAACACGGCTGGTGATGTCGCGCACGGCACCGGCGACAGTGGCAACCCGGTCAAGGTCGGCGCGAAGGCAGCAACCGCCCTTCCGACAGCGGAAGCGGCGAATGACCGCGTCAACCTGCTCGCGGACGTCTACGGGCGCGCGTTCGTGCGGGACGGCATCCAGGGGCCCGCGGGCTCGACGTGGGCGCAGGCCCACGAGCCCGCCGCGAACACGCAGGGCACGACGAGCAAGGCGGCGGATGGTGCGGGGCGGCACGCCTGCACGGGCCTGACCGCGACGTTCACCGCGACGGCGAGTGCCCCGACGGCTGTCGAGGTCGCGGTGCGGTTGCGCGACGGTGCGAGTGGCGCGGGCACGGTGCTCTGGGCCGGCAAACTCTCTCTGCCGGCGACGGCGGGCGCGAGCGTGGGGGTGACGCGCAGTGGGCTGTGGATCGTCGGCACCGCGAACACGGCGATGACCCTGGAGTTCAGTGCGGCCGGCGGCGCGAATACGACCGAGGTGGTGAGCCTCGAAGGAGTGACGCTTGCGGAATAGCCTTCTGACGCTCTGTGTGTGGGTGTGCGTGGGTGCCCCGTCGGTCGGTGCACAGACGGTCGGTCATGCGGAGGTCGCGGCCTTTGGGTTGCTCACCGCCGAGCAGGTTGCCACCGTCCAGCAGACCGTCGTCCTCTTCGTCGATCGCTCCGTGGGGGCCAACATCGACTCGGGGCTGACCTGCCTCTCGACCCCGTACGCGACGTCACTCAACTCGTGCAAGCGCACGAAGCACAAGGCGCCTGAGTACACTGCCCAGCCTGAGCCTTGGATCGGGGTCTATCCACGAGGGTCGATCACCTTCCTCGGGCACTCCACGATCGTGCCGCCGCTCCCGTGCACCCCCGGTGAGAAGCCGCTCGCCTGCTTCGTCCGTTACGTGGACGAGCACCCGACTGCGTACCACGTCGTGCAGTTCATGCCCTCGTACCTGCTCGAATGCACGGCGACCGAGTACCTTGCCGCGATGCGCGGGTTGAAAGTCCGGCACCCGTCGGTGCGCGTTCTGCTGGCGACGTCGTCGTTGTCGAGAGGAGCGACGGCTTTCCACACGGAGTTCAACGCGACCGTGCGCGCGGCGGCGGCGGCAGAGTCGTGGCCGCTCCTGGATGTGGCGGATATTGAGTCGCATGACCAGACGCGCCGGGAGTGGTGTGACAATCGTGATGGGGTGGCGTACATCGTCAACGGGGTCGTGCAAGAGAACTACCCCGACGACGGGGTCTGCCATGAGGCTATCTCGCCCACCTACACAAGTGAGATCAACGGCGGGCACCTCGGCAATCCCGACGTCGGGAAGATCAGGGTGGCTAAGGCTCTCTGGGTGCTGCTCGCGGGACTGTAGATGGCTGTTGCTAAAGACGCCGTCTCGCGCATCGGCACCGGCATCGGCCAAGTCGCCGGCGACGGATCGTGGACGCACACCCCGAGTGGGACGCCTCGTGCGGTGCTCGTCTTCGTCAACGTCGGCACGCATACGGCGGGCGGCGTCACGGGCGTGACCTACGGCGGCACCACGATGACGCAGGTCAGCGGGTCCCCGGTTCACCACGCCGTCGCCGAGGTCCTTCGCAGTACCGCATGGGTGCTTCTGAGCAGCGTCCCGACCGGCGCGCAGTCGGTGGCGGTGGACAATAACCTCGATGACGACTGGTCAGGCTTCTGCGTCACCGTGACGTCGGGCGGGAACGACTGCGGAGTCGTCGACAGCGACGGCACGATCAACAGCGGCTCGGTCGCCGACCCGTCGATCACGCTCGCGCTCACCGGTGAAACCTGCTTCTGCGCGATCGCGCCAGCCAGCGGGCAGAACGCCGTCACTGGTATCGCGCCGCTCTCGGGGTGGACGGCAGACTTCGAGGATGACCTCGGCGGGCAGGTCACGGCGCTCTACACCTACGACACGATCAGCACAGCCGATGTGACGGCCGGGTGGACGCAGACCGCCGAGGATGCGGTCGCGATGGCGGTCGCGATCGCGGAAGTGTCGGGCGCGGCCACACCATGGGCGCCTGGGCCCTCAATGTCACTGATGGGAGTAGGACGATGATGAAAAGACTCGGATTGGCGGCGGCGTTTCTCCTTGGATGCCCACTCGTGCTGGCGGCCCAGACGACCGTGACGCCTGGATCGTCGCTGCGGTGGGAGCAACCCGTCACGGACGCGGGGGACCTCGCGCTGATGTCGTGGGACACCCTCGTGGATGGGGGGCTCCCAGCGGGCGCGGTGCCCGTGCTGCCGAGTGCGTGCGTCCTCGTGACGCCCACACAAGCCACGTGTACGACCCTTGCGCCGGCCATGGTCGTGGGGCCGCACCAGGTCGAGGCGCGCGTGACACGTACGCAAGGCACGGCCATCCTGACCGCGACGAGTCTACCGTTGAGCGTTACGATGTACCTGCTCTCGGCGCCGCAGAACTTGCGGATCGTCACGCCGTAGCAGAAAGGGGCCTGTGGCGCTGTCGATTGCGGCGTGGACGTGTAAACGGTGCCAGCACGTGGCCCCGTTGACAGCGTTCTACGTCTCGTTCACCGACGACCACGGGGAGAGCTACCTGGACTATCGGTGCCCCTCGTGTGGGACGGAGAGCAACGACCACTTGAGCATTCCGAGGTTGGATTTGCGGAACGCGAAGGGTGCTGTCGTGCGGAAGTTCTACATCCCGACGCCGAAGCAGGTGGCGATGCACGTGTGTACCGCGCGCAACCTCTTGTGGGGCGGGCGTGCGGGCACCGGGAAGTCCTGGGCGCTGCGCTACGACGCGTACATGCGGTGCATGGCGCGGCCCGGCTACCGCGTGCTGCTGCTCCGGCGCAACTTTACCGAACTCCGAGACACGCATCTCGACAAGGCCGCCATCGAGGTGCCTCAGTTGACGGGCAGTGAGCGCAACTGGCGGGCCTCGGAGTACACGGCGCTGTTCCCGCATCCGTCCGGGGAGGTGTCGCGGCTCAGATTCGGCCACTGCGAGAACGACGACGCGGTCAAGCAATACCTGTCGAGTGAGTTCGACCTGATCGACTACGACGAGGGCGCGACGTTCACGGAGTACAGCATTCGGTTCATCAACTCCAGGCTCCGCACGGCGAAGCGCGGGGTCATTCCGATGACGCGCACGGGCAGCAACCCGGGCGGGCAGTACCTCTACCGCGCGTACATCGCCAAGGACATCCAGCCGGACGAGGACCCCGCGTACAAGCCGGAGCATTACGAGTTCATCCCCGCGGAGCGCGACGACAACCCGCACGTGAACATCGAGGAGCAGGAGATCCGGTTGAACGGGCTCCCCTCGGAAGCCCTGCGGAAGATGTACCGGGATGGGGATTGGCTGGCCGTCGAGGGGCAGTTCTTCACGGAGTGGTCGCCGAAGAAGGTGGTGGACGGAGACGTCGTGCCCTGGCACGTCATTCAAGAATTGCCGTGGGTCAATGGACAGTTGATCACGGAAGTCCCGTGGATCCGATACGTGGCGGTGCTGGATTGGGGCTACGATCCGGACCCTGGCGCGCTGCTGCTCTACGCGCTGCTGCCGGGGAATGCGTACATCGCGGTGCAGGAGTTGACGTTCAAGAAGTTGATCGTGCCAATCGTCGCGGAGAAGGCCGTCGAGTTCTGCCGTGGAAAGGCCGTGACGCTCCGCATCGGGGGACACGACCTGTGGATGTCGGACAAGCAGGTGGGCGAGTCGATGTCCGAGACGTTCGCGCGGAAGGGCTTCTCGATGCGGCCGGCTGACACGGACCGCGTCAACGGGTGGCAGCGGTTGCACACGCTGATGCAGTCGGAAGTCTTTGAGTCGGGGCGGATGGTCCCACAGTTCCGCGTGTACGCGCCCGGGTGCCCGCAACTTTCGCGGACGATCCCGATGATCCAGGCGGACCCGCGCAACCCCGGCGACATCCTGGAGAAAGACGACCATTGGGCGGACACCGCGCGGTGGTTCGCGATGTCGCGGCCGTCCGCGTCGCGGCCGAAGAAAGAGGACGTCTGGGCGCGGTTGCCCAAGGACATTCGGTCGGCGCTGTTGCGGAACTCTCAGCACGACACGCTGGGCAGCGAATCGGTTCGTCGCGCGTAAAGGAGACAGGACCCCATGCCCGACTACATCGCAGACACCCCCGCGAAGGACGTGACGCCCGCAGCGGCGGAGCAGCCAACGTGGAAGCAGGAGATCGATGCGTGCCGTCGGCACCGGGAGACGCTGCTCCGGGTCTGGAAGGAGAACGTCTCCTACCGGCGGAACAAGCCCTTGGAAACGCGCCCGACCGTGGACACGGTGACGATCCCGGTGGACTGGTCCCGCACGAAGTCCAAGCAGGCACAGTTGTTCTTCCAGGTGCCCGAGATCAAGATGCGCGCCCGGCGGCCCGACGTGGCCGCAGCGGCGCCGATCTACGCGGCGGCCATCAACAACAAGCTGGAGCACGAAGCCAAGACGCACGTGATGATGGATGAGGTGCTCGCCGACGTCATCAACGCTTCGGGGTTCGGCGTGGCGCAAGTGGGCTTCGAAGGCGTGTTCGAGGAAGTTGCCGTGCCGTCCGTGGACACGAACAACTATGCTCCGGAGCAACTGGAGGCCCTGCTGGCGCAGAACGACGGGCAGGTTCCGACAACGACGGTGCAGCGCCCGATCTACACGAACTACTACACCCGCCGCATCAGCCCGGCGAACTTCCTGTGGCCGGTTGAGTTCACGGGGTCGGACTGGCAGGAAGCGGAGTGGCTCGGGGAAGAGGGGCAGATCCCGCTGGCGGAGGCGATCCGCCGGGGCTGGGTGGACGCGAGCTATGAAGTGGAGTGCGCGGACAAGATGCAGTCGGTGAACGACGCGAACGCGGACACCGAGAAGAAGGCCGTCGGGAAGTACGTGCGCTACTCGCAGATTTTCTACCGCAAAGCCTCCCGGAGCGAAAAGGAACAGGACCCCCGCAAGATCGGACACTGCGTGTACGTGGATGGGAAGGATGCCCCGGTCGTCAACGAGGACCTGAAGTGGCAGAAGTGGGATCCCGAGTCGCGGACGTGGCTCGGACTGACCACGTTTCCGATCAAGGTCATGACGCTGACCACGATCTCGGACGAAGCCATCCCGCCCTCGGACTCGGAGATCGGCCGGCCCCAGGTCAAGGAACTGATCAAGTCGCGGTCGCAGATGGTGCGCCAGCGGGATCGGTCGCTGCCGATCCGGTGGTTCGACGTCAATCAGGTGGACCCGGAAGTGGCGGAACTGCTGCGGGCCGGCGTCTACCAGGATCTCATTCCGATGCAGGGTCCCGGAGACTCGGCCATCGGAGAGGTCGCTCGCGCGAGCTACCCGCGCGAGAGCTTCGAGTTCCAGCGCATCATCAGCAGCGATCTCGATGAGGCGTGGGCGATGAGCCCGAATCAGCAGGGCTTCGCGACGCCGGGGGACACGAGCGCGACGGAAGTGGACATCATGAACCAGTCCGCCAACGTGCGCCTCGACTACGAGCGGGCACGCGTGCTGCGGTTTTTCCTCGAAGTGGCAGAGGGCCTCGGGGCGCTCATGCAGTTGTTCCAGGAAGAGGAGCAGTGGGTCGAGGTCCTGGACGACAACGGCAAGGCCGCGTTGCAGGCGTGGGACCGCACGAAGATCAGGGGAGACTTTCTCTTCGAGGCCAAGCCGGATTCCGCCGCGCGTGTGGACGTGGGCAGCAAGCGCGTCGAGAACCTGAACCTGTACAAGATGCTGCGGCAGGATCCGCTCATCAACCCGCAGGCCCTCGTGGCGGACCTCGTGGAGCTGCACGGGCTCGACCCGACGCGCGTGCTGGCCCCCCCACCGGATCCGCAGGCGAAGCCGGCGAACATCCGGTTCTCGTTCAACGGCGGGGATCTGGCCAACCCGATGGTGGTGGCGCTGGTGCAGAAGAACAACCCGACGCCGCTCACGCAGGAGGACCTCAAGAACGCCTACGAGCTGATGAAGGACTCGGGGATCCCGGTGATGCCGCCCACCATGCTGGAGCTGCCGCAGCCGGGGGACCCGGGACAGCCGCCAATGCCGAAGCAGGGGGAGATGCCTGCCGAAACGGCGCACCCGGGGCCGGCGGAGAGCGTCGAACCACTCAATCAGCGGTACGAGAAGAACGTGGACGCGCGGATCGGCGGCTAAAGTGCCGCAGACTCTCGCTTTGTGGGGGATGTTCCTCCACACTGGAGCACGAGGACGCATGACGTTCAAGCAGTGGGTGCGCGGGTGTTCGTGCGGGTTCAGGGGTCTGGTGTTCGGGTGGGATTACGACATGCCGCTGGCCTGTCCCACGTGCGGGCAGCCCACCCACGACGCGACGGAGCGCACGGGAGCGGCGCCGGGGGTCATCCCGGACGGCATCCCCGGGGGGATCGAAATACGGCACGGTTTGTGCAACGATGACGGGACCCCCCGACGCTACTACAGCAAGACGGAGATCCGACGAGAGGCTCTGCACCGGGGCATGGTCATTTCGGGCGAAACGCCCAAGTTTCTGGAGAGGTAACGCGTGGCTGGCGATCTCGAAACGGTGATTGCGTCGGCAGTGTCGAGCGCGGGCGGCGGGGAGAGCGAAGCGACTGGCGGGGAGGTCGGCGAAACGATTTCCGAATCCTCTTCCCCGGAGACTGACGTCGAGACCACGGAAGCAGACCAGGAGGCGGACCCTTCGGAGGGTGAAACCTCGGAGGCAGAGGCTCAGGACGCGGTGGAGGCTGACCCCCTCGTGCCGGCGAAGAAACAGGGCCCCATTCCGTTCGATCGGCACAAGAAGATCCTGGAGAACGCCCGCGAGAACGCGCGTCAGGAGTTCGGAGCCCAGGTTGCCGAGTTGCAGGAGCGCCTGCGACCGTTCGAGGGGGAGGACGCGCAGGCGTTTGTCTCGGCGATGTCTCTTGCGGACAACGACCCTGACACGTTCGCCAAGGTGCTCCTCGGGGACGAGAAAGTCGGAGCGGCGCTCAGGAAGGTGATGGGGGCGATGACCCCGGCGGGGCAGCCGGCGGCCGTCGCGGGACATCCGGAGAGCGGGGGCAAGCCCGCGCCGGACCGTCTGTACGAGGACGGCACGGTCGGGTACAGCGCCGAGGCGCTGGACAAGCTCCTGGCGTGGGAGCGCGAGCAGACCTCGCAGGCGCTCAGCGCGCAGTTCGACGAGCGCCTGAAGCACGAGTTCGGAGAGGTCAAGGACGTTGTCGAGGAGCGGCGGGCGCAGGTAGCCTTCGAGCGGGCCAAGGCGCAGGCGCGGCCACTCTTGGAGGAGGCCCGGAAGAACTGGCCTCGATTCTCGGAGTTCGAGGCGGACATGCGGGAGTACCTGCGCGTCACGCCAGGGGCGACGCTGGAGAGCGCGTATCGTGTCGCGGTGCTCCCGCAGATGCAGAAGTCGGAAGCGGACATCCGGGCGAAGGTGATCGAGGAAATGAACGGCCGGAAGGCCGCCGTCCTCCAGAAGCCGGCGGCCAAGGCCACGCGGCCGGCCGCGGACGGGCCGCCCGGAGACATCGAAACGGTGATTCAGCGATCACTCGCGCGAGCGGGCCTCGCCTCGTAGGACCGCGGCACTACACGCCGCAGCGCATTTCGTCGTCGGGTAATACCGGACCGCGCCCGCCAGAGTGGCGCACCTCTTTTCCTCCGGGTGACGTGATCGGACATTCACGTTCGGACTGTCAGGCAACCGTGAGACGCCTGCCTTTGCGTGAGTTCGCTCAACTTCGGAATGGAGGTGCCAGATGGCACTCAGCGTGAGTCAGATCATCGCGGTGTCGTACAACGATGTCGTGAACGAGATGCGGAAGCCCGAGAACCAGTGGGCGGAGTCGGCGTTCCTCCGTGAGCTGGAGCGCCTCGGCGCCCTCAAGAAGATCCCCGGCGGCCCGCAGGTCGAGGCGACTCTCGACTACAAGCGGAACGCGGCCAGCGAGTTCCAGTCCACGGACCTCGACACCCTCGACACCAGCAAGACGGACGTGCTGACGGCCGCAGTCTACGACCCGGCGCAGCTTGCCGTGCCGATCACGTGGTCGAAGGCCGACGAGGCGAAGAACCCCACCGAGAACCAGAAGGTGGTGCTGGTGAAGTCGCTCCTGGAGAATGGCATCAACAGCCACGATGACATGATCGAGGAAGCCGTGTTCGGCACGACCACGAATGGGTTCCTGGGTCTCCAGACGATCGTCCCGGACAGCGGTCAGGGCACGGTCGGTGGCATCGACGCGGCCACGGAAGCCTGGTGGCGCAACTACTCGGGGACGTACCTCTCCACGGGTGCGGACATCGAGGCGCAGATGACCACGGCGTACAACAACGCGGCCAAGGGCTCGGGCTCGTCGCTCGCGCCGAAGGGCATCGTGTCGGACGCGGAGACGCAGGCACTCTACGAGGGCCAGCTCCAGAGCCTCCAGCGGTTCGTGGACGCCAAGGAAGCCGATGCCGGCTACAAGGTCCTGGCGTTCAAGACGGCGCGCTTCGTGTTCAGCCAGTACTCGACCAACCGGATCTACCTGTACAACCCGAAGTCGCTCCAGATCGTCGTGTTCAAGAGCGCGTTCCGGCTGCTCGGCGACACCATCGAACTGCCGAACGCCAACGGGTTCATCCGGAAGATCTTCACGCTGCTCCAGACGCGGACCAACAACAAGTCCCGGCTGGCCGTGCTGACCCAGGTCTAACAGGACCGGACCACTTCCACGGGGGTGGGGGACTCTGGTCTCTCACCCCGTCCACCCGGCTTTAGAACTGAGAGGTACGCACAATGCAGGGACCAAGTCTCGCGATGATTGGGGCCGTGGCGGACATCCACGGCTCGGCCATGAACGCGCTCGGGACGCGGGCGATGGATTCGTCCGGGAACGAGCATATCTACCTGAAGGGCGTCGCGTCGGTCGTCGCGGGAAGCTGCGTGACCTACGATGAGTCCTTCCAGACCTCCCTCGGCGCTGCCAACGCGATCGGCCCGGTGGCCTTCGCGCGTGCGGCGGTCGTCGCCAACAAGTACGGCTGGTTCATGATCTTCGGCACCATCACGAACGCCGTGTTCGGGGGGGCCGCGGTCGCGGACGCTGCGCTGTACCTCGCGGCCGGCGGAGCCGTGGACGACGCGGTCGTCGCGGGGGACTGCATCGTCGGGGCGAAGGTGGCGGCCACCGTGGGTGGCGCCGGGGCCGGGGCCGTGCAGATGTCCTACCCGTTCGCCACGGACAAGCTCGGCTGACACGGATCGGGGTGCTCCCGGGGCCGCAGGGCCCCGGGACGTTCCCCTTCCAGTGAGGAGAACAACGCATGGCCAAGATTCAGCCACTCTTCTACAAGACCACGGCCTCGGGGGCGCTGAAGGCGCCGTTCGGGCTTCCGAAGTCCACGTCGTCCAGCCGTCACGCGACGGCGGTCGTGCCTCTGGGCACCGAGGCCGTTGACGCCGACGGCAACTGCTACCGCTTCGTCAAGGCGGGCGCGACCATCGCGGCGAACGACGCACTGAAGTTCAACGGCTCCGCGCTCGGGTACGACGACGTGCAGCCCACCTCAGCAACGAGCCAGTACGTGATCGGCACTGCGACGGCTGGGTTCTCCACGAACCAGTACGGCTTCGTGCAGACGCACGGT